CCGGTCAAAGAACTCCTGAAGGAGGGCGACAAGTCCCTCCAGGAGAAAAGCCGCGCGGCTTCGGAGCGCCCTAAGGAGCCCGTTAAGGGCGACGACCCGGCGCCTTCGGCGCCCCCTCCCAAGCCCTCTTCTGAGGAGCGTTGACCAGTACACTCCTTGATGTGTACTGTGTTAGGTGACACCAAGAGGGCTAAATGGCTAAGAGATCGCGTCGATCGACTAAAAACCACATCCCCAAGAGGCCGCGCGTTCTCCCCACGAATGCTATCCCTCGGATGCGGTCTCTACCCCGTTTGGTGGCACCACTCTCAACCTACGAAGATAGGCGCGCCTATCATCCTATAAGCCGGGCATTTCGCCCGGCTTTCTCTATTCCGACTGCTGCTCGGATCATCAAAGCCGTCGAGCCGAAAGCCTCGCGGCGTTTCCAATCTCAAACGAAAGCCACCCTCGCTTTCGCTGAACCTCGCCGGGTTCTCGTCTGCATCCGCAGGCGGACCCGTAAAGAGGTCCTCCTCGCCCTTGGCAAGGGCGGCGGCGGCAAGCGTAAGCCCCGCCGCAATCACCTCTCTGAGGTAACCTGCTAATGCTACCTGCTCTCATCGGTGCCGGAGCGTCGCTCCTGGGCACCTTCTTCGGCAATCAACAACGTGCCGAAGGTCAAAACAGAGAAATCGAACTGCAAAAGGAGTTCGCTCAAAATGGCCTCCGCTGGAAAATCGAAGATGCCGAGCGGGCGGGAATACATCCGCTGGCTGCGCTCGGCGCCACCGGGGCCTCTTACTCCCCCGTCGGGCTGGGGGCCAATGACACCGCTGCTGGCTTCTCTGCTGCCGGTGACTCCTTCTCCCGTGCGATCGATGCAACTCGAACTTCGGGTGAGCGGGCCACTGCCTATGACCAGACGGTCCAAAAGCTCTCGCTCACCCGCATGGGGCTCGAAAACGAGCTACTAGCCTCGCAGATCGCACAAGTCCGCCAAGCCGGACATAATCCACCCTTCCCCTCTGGGTCGCCTGCGCCATTTGACACTGGCGACCTCACGACCGTTAGGGTCGGTGGGATGGATGTGCGTCCGAATCCCGGCTTCTCTGATGCCGAGACTGTAACCACTCGATACGGGGAACCGGCCGAGTGGATTTACTCCCCTGTCGTCGCCGGCGCCGACGTTGTCCATAATGTCTCGGGCGCTATCTCTGACCATATCCGAGACACTCAAAAGAAAGGCGCCGACCGTCGGCGTATGTATCGCCAATGAGACGACCAATTCGCACAAAAAGCCGCCGTCGTGGCGGCACCAAATACTCGAAAAAGCGCAAGAGCACGCGGCGTGCTGCTCGCGCACCCTCTCCCGGCAAAATCGGCTATCGCCTCTGATGCTGTGTGAGGCCCCCATTACGATCCAGACGGGTGGCCATCACGAACGCATGCTAGTTGGCTGTGGCCAATGCATGCCCTGCCGGATCTCTAAACGCCGCGTCTGGGTTCACCGCATCATGCTCGAAGCGGCCCTACATAAGGACAACGCCTTTGTCACCCTTACCTACGCCCCAGACCGGCTCACAATGGTCCCCGGACCCGGCGGATTACCCACACTGGTCCCCGCTGACCTCCGCAACTTCCTCAAGCGACTTCGAAAGGCTGTTGAGCCATCTCGAATCCGCTTCTTCGCTGCTGGCGAATACGGTGATCGAACTGAGCTCCCTCACTTCCATATCGCTCTCTTCGGATACCCTACCTGCTGGCATGGCAGATCGACTTACTCAGCAACTCGGGCGAGCTGTTGCCCGAGCTGCGATCTTATCCGAGACACTTGGGGTCTTGGCCTCGTCTATCTCGGAACGCTCGAGGACGACTCCGCGCAATATATCGCCGGGTACGTCCTCAAAAAAATGACCTCGCTAACTGACACTCGCTTACAAGGTCGGCACCCTGAATTCGCCAGGATGAGCAATCGTCCGGGCATCGGTGCTGACATGATGCACGAGGTCGCCTCTACCCTTCTCAACTTCAATCTCGAAACCACGCAGACTGACGTTCCCGTCAGTCTGCGCCACGGCTCGCGGATGCTTCCGCTTGGCCGTTACCTTCAAGGGAAACTCCGTAGCTATGTCGGCAAAGACCCGGGGGCCCCGGAAACAATCAAGCAGGAGCGCGAAGCCGATCTGCAACGCCTGCGTGACGCTGCGTCGTCTCGCGGCAAGGGGTTCGGTGTCCGCGGTCAATATCTGGAAGAAAATCTACAAAGGCTCCGGCAGGTAGCTGCCCGACAACGCTTTAATCGAAAGGACAAAAAGCTGTGAAAACGAACTTGTTTTCGCTCTCCAACACCAAGCTCCTATCCTGTGACATGGGGGAGCTTGTTCCTATCGGACTCACCGAGGTTCTGCCCGGTGACACTATGCAGCAAACCACCTCGCTGCTCGTCCGCACCATGGCGCTAAACGCGCCTGTCATGCACACGACCAACGTCAGGATTCATCACTGGTATGTCCCTCATCGCCTTATCTGGGAAGACTTCGAGGATTTCATCACTGGCGGCCCGGACGGCATGGACGACTCGGCGTTCCCGACAATTGATCTTACGTATGCAGCGGGTTCGCCGCCTACGGGCTCTGGCGTCGTCGGCGGACTCGCCGACTATCTCGGATGTCCTCCGGGTATCAACGGCCTTGAGGTATCTGCTCTGCCGTTTAGGGCGTATGCCCTCATCTTCAACGAGTGGTATCGCGACCAGGATCTGGTCAGTCCTTTGACCATAGACCTAGGATCCGGCGCCGACACCACGACGAACACCACGCTCCAGAACATTGCGTGGGAAAAGGACCGCTACACCTCGGCTCGGCCGTGGGAGCAAAAAGGTCCGTCTATCACTATTCCGCTGGGCACCCAGGCCCCGATAAGTGGCCTCGGGTTGAATCCCTCGGAAACTGCCGGCGTTGCCGGCTCTACCTTTAAGGACGCGTCTACGACTGCGGCTGGCGTCGTGTATCCGAACGCCTACCAGCTCGATAATTCGAGCGATCCCGCTTTCATGCGGGCTACTGCTGCCGGTGCTGGTGGTGTGCCGGACGTTTATGCCGATCTGACCGGCGCGTCGGCCATCACCGTCACCAGGCTTCGCGAGGCTCTTGCTCTGCAGCGCTACGAGGAAGCTCGTGCGCGATTCGGCTCTCGCTACACCGAATATCTTCGGTACTACGGCGTCATCTCGTCGGACGCCCGTCTACAACGCCCCGAGTATCTCGGCGGCGGTCAAACCCCTATCCAGTTCTCCGAGGTCCTTGCTACGGCCGAGGGAACAAACACTGAGGTCGGTGACCTCAAGGGCCACGGGATCGGCGCCACCAGGTCAAACCGGTATCGGCGCTATTTCGAGGAACACGGCTACGTTGTGACGACCATGTCCGTGCGGCCCAAGACGATCTATATGCAGGGCTTGCCCCGGACTTGGAATCGTCGGACCAAAGAGGACTTCTTTCAGAAGGAACTCGCGCACATCGGCCAGGCCGAGGTGCAAAACAAGGAGGTTTATGCTCTCCATGCTGACCCCGATGGGGTCTTCGGATTTCAGGACCGGTACGACGAGTACCGGTCCCAAGAATCCTCGGTCGCTGGTGAATTCCGCACCACCGACCTTAACTACTGGCATATGGCCCGGGACTTCTCATCGGACCCGGCCCTCAATGCCAGCTTCGTGAAATGCGTTCCCACTGAACGCATCTTCCCCGTGAACACGAAAGACGTTCTCTACATCAAGGCGATGCACTCTATTCAGGCTCGCCGTCTCGTGCCCGCCACGGGCACTTCCTTCATTTTCTGAGGTAAACCCTATGACGAACGAAAAACCCGCTCCTGCGGCTCCCTATCCTCTCCCCGGCCTTGATGCCGGGGATACTTTCCTCGACGAATACGGTCGGGAAATCCTCGACCCCGTGCCGATGGCTCCGCCAGTCGGCTACTCGCGGCAGCCGTCGCTTGTCGAACTCGTCCGCGACATGGTTCGCGGCGAACATCTGCGGCAAGCTGCGATGAGCAGCGACCGCGACACCTTCGAGGAATTCGACAATTTCGACATTCCCGATGACATCCCCGATCCCAGCACCCGCTGGGAAAACGACTTTGACCCTCCGGTCAAAGAACTCCTGAAGGAGGGCGACAAGTCCCTCCAGGAGAAAAGCCGCGCGGCTTCGGAGCGCCCTAAGGAGCCCGTTAAGGGCGACGACCCGGCGCCTTCGGCGCCCCCTCCCA